CCTGCATCAGAATGTATTGTCTATTAAAGGTACGCGAAAGCAAACGACCAAAGATGAAGAAGTGTACTTGCACAAAGGATTGAGCGGTAAATGTTTTACCAGAAACTTCAAGGTTGGAGAATATATCGAATTAACTAAGGCATATATGGCAAGAGGATTGCTATGTATCGAACTAGAAGAAAATATTCCCGCTGAAGCGTTACCAAAATACGTCGATATAAATTAGACAAGCCCGAAAGGGGAAATTAGGAGAACTTGAATGCGACTTCGAGAAAATAAACGTGTCTGCTTGTTTTGTGATATAACAGCAGCACTGGTGGCCTTTCTTTTGCCACTACCAGTAATATACTTCGCCAGTATGAGCTATAACATTTAGGAGTAACCAATGAATATAGAACGCTTACAAAAGCAATTAGAAATAGATGAAGGCGTTGTCTTTGAGATCTACGAAGATCATTTAGGCTACGCTACGTTTGGCATCGGCCATTTAATAACAAAAGACGATATGGAATATGGGTTAGCCCTAGGAACATCAGTATCGGAGCAAAGGGTCGCAGAAGCGTTCAGAAATGATGTAGCTATTTCTGTTAGCGAGTGTCGAGTTCTGTATGATATGTGGGATACTTTTCCAGAGGAAGTCCAAGAGATACTCGTCAACATGATGTTTAATCTTGGACGACCTCGACTTAGTAAATTTAAAAATATGAAAAAAGCATTGGATTCACGATGCTGGGAACTTGCCGCTACGGAAGGGAGAGACTCTCTTTGGTATCGTCAGGTAGGCAATCGCGCAGAGCGATTGATGGGAAGACTAGAAGATGTTGCAAATTCTTAGTGCAGTAACAGGACTAGGACAGACTTGGCTCGAAGGAAAGAATGCTAAGTCGAAAGCCAAAGCAGAAGCAGAGGCACAAGTAATGGTAACTGCCTCTCAAAGTGTCGCAGACTGGGAGTCTATCATGGCTCGCAACTCAGGCGGCTCTTGGAAAGACGAATGGTTGACTATTCTCTTTAGTATCCCCATGATACTATGTTTCTTTCCGCAAACAGTTGGGTATGTCTCTGCGGGGTTTGATGCCCTCAGTGCAATGCCGAGCTGGTATCAGTACACATTAAGTGTAATTGTGAGCGCATCTTTTGGTGTACGCTCTGTTGTAGGATTTATGAATAAAAAGAAGTAACAAATGTTTAATGAAATCTTTCACACTCGTCCTGACTTACGTCCTGTAGGTCAGGATATTTTATTAGCCAAGTTCTTAACCAGAGAAGGCGCAGAATACGTTCGTGCCTGTGTAGAAGGTATAGACACTTGGACTCCCAATGCACGAGATAAAGAATACTTCACACAAGACATTCACCTCAGTAAAGACGTACCAGACATTTATGAAATGCTGCGAGAGCACCTGGATGATGTTATATTTCCTGCCGCTACAAATCACTGGAAGTGTAGTGGTGCTGTTGTAGAAAATCTTTTCGCAATAAGATATACTCTCAATACTCAAACTAGCTTAGACCTGCACCACGATGACAGCTATATAACAGGTAGTGTAAAGTTGAATAATGATTACAAGGGAGCAGAGCTTTACTTCCCTGAGAAGAACTTCACTAATGAAGATATAGAAGTGGGAGACATACTTATATGGCCCGGCCAGATAACACACAGACACGGCTGTAAGGAGCTAGAGTGGGGGATCAAATATGCGCTTACCATATGGAGTAAAGAATGTACCGAATAATAGAAAACTTCTTCACGCCTACAGAGATACAAATATTAAAACTAGAGTCTGTAAGATGTGCAGCAAAGACGCAGAGCACCTATCGTCAGCAGTTTAGAGAGCTACATCTCAAAGCTCTTACCGCAGTAGTAGACTTCCTCGACAATCCAGAGATTGACCCACTACTAGTAGAAGAATGGTCTTTTCATAGTGACTATACTTTGTTACCAACACTACACCAGGATAAGGATGAAGCATTGTTTACCGCAACAGGGGAACTGTCTTTTCCTGTCTGTAGTTGCGTACTGTACTTAAATATCAAAGACCTAGAGGGAGGTAAGTTAGTCATCGGAGAAGATACAGTAGTCCCTCAAACAGGTATGCTAGTATTACTTGCTCCAGAAGTCTGGCATGAGGTTGAGGCGATAGCATCCGGAGTTCGTCACAGTATAAACTACAATTTTTGGAACATACCATTATTTAATTCTTGACACTTCACCTTAAATTGCGTATAATATCTTTTCAATTTTAGGAGAATACCATCAACCTTTTTTACCTTGACCAAGATCTCGACAAGTGTGCAGAGTATCACGTAGACAAACACGTCAACAAGATGATACTCGAAGCGGCACAGCTTATCAATACAAACCTTTGGATAGATCATCTATTCGGGTTTGTGCCTCGACTTATCACTAAAGAAGAGAACAAAGTTCTTCAGGAAACTCGTAAGCAACAGAAAGAGTTACCGATGGAAGAGCGTATATTTCCTTACCTTCCTACAATGCAGAATCACCCTAGTTGTGTCTGGGTGCGTTCCTCGTTGGAAAACTTTTACTGGACAAACTGTTATGCGTTCGCTCTTGGTAGTGAGGCACACTATCGCTATGGTAGTAACCACAAAAGCCTTGAGATGCTACGCAATTTACCAGAACCAAAGAACATGGAAGACCACGGCTTTACTCAGTTTGCACTCGCAATGACTGAGGAGTTGAAAGACGATGATGACCCAATACAGTCCTACCGCAACTTCTATATGCTTGACAAAGCTACATTTGCAGCTTGGAAGCACAGAGACAAACCAGAGTGGTGGGACGAAGAACTAGCAGACTATGACAACAGGATATCAGGACAATGAGACCAAACCAACCACAAGTAGAACTTGTATCAACATCTTCGCCAGACTTGATTGCAGACATTGCATACATGGCAAGAGTATCAAACCCTAGCAACCAGAGTAATGAACTGACTTCACACAAGTTAGTAAAGTATCTTATCAAGCATAGACACTGGTCTCCTTTTGAGATGGCAGGTATTACGCTAGAGATCAACACTACTCGCGACATTGCCCACCAGATCGTGCGTCATCGTAGCTTTGCTTTTCAAGAGTTTAGCCAGCGTTATGCAGATCCAAAAGAGATGGGCTATCCTTTTGAGTTGCGTGAGTGCCGTTTACAGGACACTAAGAACCGACAGAACAGTATTAAAAGTGATGACGAACTGCTCCATGAGCACTGGGTATCACAGCAGAAGCGTGTCATTGATGCAGCTTCTGAAGCCTACACTTGGGCTATTGAGAACGGAATTGCAAAAGAGCAGGCACGAACTGTTCTCCCAGAAGGTCTAACAAAGACTCGTTTATATATGCACGGTACTGTACGCTCCTGGATACACTACATTGATGTGCGAACTACTCCAGGAACGCAGAGAGAACATATGGATATTGCTAGAGCCTGTGCTTATGCTATCAATCCGATGTTCCCTATGATCAAGGATTTTGTTCATGAAGAAGATGGTCAACATAGCACCTAGTGGAGAGCTGCCAGTGTGGAAAGAAGAATCAGAGATTAAGTCGCTACGGGGTATCCTCAGACAGGAGGGTGGTAGCCACTATGAGCTAAACATTCAGCCTATTGAGTATATCCACGGCAACGAGCTAGGTTTTATCGAGGGCAACATTATCAAGTATGCAACTCGGCATAGAGCTAAGAACGGTGCTGAAGATATTAAGAAAATTATACATTATTGTGAACTATTATTGGAGTTAGAATATGGCGAGAGTCAAGAAGAAGAGTTACGAGAATCTGACGGCGCAGAACATCGAGAAGGTGATAAGTCTTCTAAACCCCAGTTCTTCAGCCCAGGATACAATAAAAGCAATAACTAAAAAAGAAGCCTGCGAGATTCTAAACATCTCGTACAATACCACTCGATTGAATGCAATCATCGAGGGTCATTTGGAGCAGAAAGCATATGTTAAAAAGCGTAAGTCACAAAATCGTGGTCGCCCTGCGTCAGACGCAGAGATTTCTGAAGCAGTTACTGACTATCTGTCAGGAGCGAATGTTACAGATATT